CCCAAATATCAATTCCGCAAATTCAAATTTCCGTAAATATTTTCACCCCCCAAAAATCACCTGCGTAAATATTTTCACCCCCCAAAAAATCACCTGCGTAAATTATATTAATTTAAATTCTCAACTATATGTATATATATAATGTCCATTGCTATAGTTGCTGATATATCGATTGATAACGAATGTAAATTATTCTGTACTGATGGTAAGATAAGATTTGCAAAACAACCACCACATGAAAAGGTTAAATGTGGTGATTATGTTGTGTATAGTATGGATCGACTCATAATATATGACATAATAGAACCAACAGATTATATACGTGAAATGTGCCGTGAAGCATATCTGCCATTGTATAAAAACAAACAAAAAATATAATTAAAAAAATACACATGTGTCGGCGATATCAATATATACTCTTGGTGTATTTTTGGTTATTGGTTTTCTTGGTCGTTTTTTAGATGGTGTTTTTTTTAGTTTTGGGATGATACTAGCCATTAAAAAACAACTAGCGATTAATAATTGAAATTCTAATTTTTTATTCTGTTCAATTAAATTCATATTATATTATATATTTGGTATATAATATTTTTTAAATTAAAACAATTATTTGATCTAGTCTACGTGCACGGCTAAAAGCTGTGTAGTATAATTCATAATTAAATTGTCGCGTAACTGAAATTATAATTTTATTTTCATGTGTGCATTGCAATCCTTGGAAACTATGAATTGTTTTAAATAATTTCTCTTCATAGTTATCATGGTTTGGCTTTTCTGTTAATTCTTGACCACGCATTAGATTTTTATTCAAATTCGTTGTCTTGATGAAATATTTACCAGTTGTCCCCTTGTCGATAAAGTATTTGCTTAACTTGTTTTCATTATTTGTATAATCATCAATCGCACTAATACCAACATCAATATTATTATATATAACATCTTCCTTATTCTTAAAGCACTGCCCCCAGTTTTTTTTGACATAATTATGAATTACCATATTTGCATTTCGATCATCTTTATGATCTTTTTGAAATTCGCGTAATTGAGCTAATTTTTCATTTAGTTCATCATTAAACCGATATGTCTTCGTGTACTTAATATATTGGAATGTTGGATATTTGCTTGGGTTAATTACCTTATTGTTAACGTTGCATTGGAATGAATATCCGTCATAGTCAATATCGCCAAGTATAAAAATTAGTGCATGTGGGTATAATTTAACTACTGCGTCTATGTATTCAAGATTAAGCATTGTTGCCTCGTCTAGTACAATAGTTTTAATATTTTTATTCTCGATTCGTTCGCACGCTTCTTTTTTACCAAGTTTATTTATATTGAATCCAGTTAATTTTTGAATACTTAGCCCAATAGTTCCTTTAAATTCGGTTCGTTTCCCATTTATCAAATTCCAGCCATTAGTCGAATAGCAAATATGCTTATTGTCGAAAAAATTAAATATCGAGTGTGTTTTTCCCGTACCACCTGCACCACCACATATTGACACATTTTTAGTTATGTATTGTAAATTCTCAGTAAAAATTTGCTTAAAGCTTAATTCTATAAATGATTGTTGAACTTTCATTGGCGAAAAATACGAAGAGATCGCAAATCTACCATCTGCAGTTGAGCCACCATATCTTAATAATGATCTCACTTTTCCTTCTTTCATCGCAAATACGTTATCATTATATTCAATATTTGTTCCTTTCCTAACAACTATTGAATCTAATTTAATCCCAACGATCATTCGGTGGTCGATTTTTAACATTTGTTCAAACATCATAGTCATTAAATAAGCATGTATCGTATGTGTAATATGGATATATGAATTTAATGTAATGTTCCGGTTGAAGATTTTTAATATGTGTTTTTCGTCCATGTACATATTGTATGTTTCATCGTTGATCATATTATAATATCTCGCGTCATCTGATTGACACTTTATGGTGCACGTTGGCGTATTTCCATCATCTCGCATCATTATTCCATATATTTTGCAATAACCTTTAATTAAATCTTTACCTCCTGCTTCTTGTTTTCCGGTTACGTTGTTATATGGTAGTAGTGATTTTGGATCAAATGGAATATGGCAGGATGGAGATACAGATGCGTTCATAAACTCAAATTCAATGTATGTTTTTAATAGTTCTATGTTCGATGTACTGAGTGTATGTATTGAGTTTAGCTTGAATCCGAATTTATTAATAATTATATCAATATTTGACATAATCTTAATTATTCTTACCTGATAAAACCCAATTAACACACATTCATTAAAATTTTCAATAGTGTAGTTAATGCACTTGAAATTGACAAACGCGCCAGATGGGACACCTTTATATCGTGTGTTTATTTGGGGATTTGAGTAGTTATAATATGCCTTTTTGCAGTCTAGTTCTTCATATAAATTATCCGACATTGACATCTTGTTATCAAAAAACGAATGAACATTGAAATGATAATTCTTAATCATATCCCACGCATCAGATTGAACGACAATGAATTTTTCATTCAATTTATTATTCGTCAACCACTCGTCGTGCATAATCTTAAAATCATTTGTTTGTTTTTTATATGTGCCGTCTATCGTGAACAATTTACCGAAACTCTCGATATAGTAATTAGATTCAATTTTTTTATTTGCATAGTTATCAGCAGTCAATTCAATCAAATTATCGTGTGTGTGGTTGATTTGTTCAAGGTGATTAAATCTGGTGTTATAAAAATCGATCTTGAAAAAATTGAATGGCGAAGATCCTATTGTTTTATTAACTGCTTTGATTGGGTCAATGATATTTACTGAGCATTTGATGATATCGCAGATTTCGGCTATTTGTGTTTCGGTAACTCCGCCAGAATATGTATCATAGATCTTCATTAGTTTTTTATGGCACGTTTTACCCCGTTTGCATGTTTTTTTCTCCAAATATTTAATTATTCCATCGAGAACACAGTTATTATTGACATTGTCTTTATATATTTGTGTGCTATCGAAATTAGCTAAATATGGGATTTTTTGATATGCGTTTGTGGTAATTTCTACATAATTATTTTTTTTAAGATTTCGATCAGATTCGTGTTCATCGTCCAAACCTATATACATTGCAGGTATCCATTCATTATATCCACCAATTGACATTTTAAGCTCTATTGCAATAATATTCTCCTTTGTTATATTTACAATTTCAAATGTGTCTGAGATTAGTGGTCGGTTTCCTGAATATTTAACAGTTTGCGTATATAGACAATTTGGATGTCGTGATTGCATTTTTTTTAATTGTATCCCATGTGTATATATGGTGTAGTCGCTATTTATTTCCTGCGATATTACCACAGTATTACTCGCAACTAATAATTGATTTTTTTTAATTTCAATATTTTTTTGGTTTTCATCATTTAGTTTTTGTTGTGCATTTGTGGCCGTGAGTAGTTGTTGTGTGTTAAATTTTAAATCGAATTTTGGATATCGTAATTTTGATTTAATTGATTGTATCTGCTCAGTTATATTTTTTTTCAATTGTGGGTGTGTTAGTGCCTTTTTTTTTAATGCAGTGATGCGATTTGTTAATGTAGTTACTATGGTCGATAATTTATTTACAGTTATAGTCAATGGTTCTATTGTTTTTGCTAAGTTCGTATATCTGGTAATTGTGGATTTTAACATATTGTATTATATACTATATATAATAGATAAAAATTTAAACCAATTTTCTTTTAAAATAAAATTGATCTATATAATAATAATATTATATTATATTATTCCATTATGAAAATTATTATTTTATTATTTTATTATAGATTAAATTAAAAATGGTTTAAATTTATATAATTTATATATATATATATATTATAATGGAATCAGAGAATAAAAATAAATCTTGCGTGTATCAAATTTGTTGTAATGATTTAGAAATTGCAGATAGGTATATTGGCTCTACTAGAGATCTAACAAAACGAGAAAATAAACATAGATCAGCGTGCAATAATGCACTTGACGGGGGTTATAATACCCCAGTTTATCAATTTATACGAGAACACGGCGGTTTTGCTAATTGGAAGGTTGTGTTAATTCAATATTTCCCAAATCACGATCGCCACGAGTTAGAACAAGAAGAACGAAGATTTGTTGAAGAATTGAAGCCGACACTAAATACTAACAAAGTGGCATTAACGCTAGAAGAAAAAATTGAACAGCAAAGAAATGCACAAATAGAATTTCTTCAAAGACACCCAGGCTATAAAAAAATGAAGAATTGTGAATTTTGGAAAAAACATCCAGATTACAACAAACAATATTATGCTGAGAAAAAAGAAAACTTCAAACAATACTATGTTGACAACAAGATAAGACTAAACGAAAAAATACAATGTGAGTGTGGTGTTATGTATGCTAGATCTTGTAAGACTCAACATGTTAGCACGAAAAAACACAAAAAACTAATAGCAACAATTATCAACGAAGCAACAGCCATCCAATTAAGTAATAATATTATATTGAACTCAACTACGCCTATTTGATTAAACCAGTCTCAACGTCAATTGTTAGTTCCTTCCAGCACTCAGTAAAAGTTAACACATCTATTGTAATATTAGAATTGTTTTGAAAACTGATATTTAAATTTCGATTATTCATTTGATCAGCCAACGTTCCACGGCTAAGATCAATATAATAGCATCGCAAACCATTCTCCCAAGTATAAGCATTCAGTAAGCCTTGACTAAGACCCAGATCGCCAGGTGAGGAAGATTTTTCATATCGTGAAACTTGTTGTAAGAAGTTTTCGAATGTTGAAATTAAATTATTTTGCACAACATTTATACCAGCCACAACAGCATTAATATTTATGAGACTAATCGGACCAGTTAAATTTACCCCATCAGTGAACGGTGATTGGAAAACAGAGAATGGCGTGACGCCCGATGTTGCAAATCCTATGCTTCCATTTATAGTATTACTTGGGACAGGTAAAATCCAAACTCCGCGTAAATTTTGTAATCCCGATTGAACCAATTGTGAGAACGTAGAACCAGCGGATATAGTATTAAATTGATTATATAACATGGTAGTGTAGCAGATATTTTTCGCACGGTTTGAATCTAAATAAAGTGCTCGTAGATTTGGTTTTAATTCGACTAATGGATAATAAAACCGACATGCATTCATTGGGTTTGATGGTATTGACACACCCGCCATAGTTGTGAAATTTATACTATTTAGCGAAATTGACGAAACGCGTGCCACATATAAACCAGCAGTAATATTTGTACTAGCTGCCGCAGGAACTAATAATGTAGTAGCATTGGAAACCGCCGATAACATTATTGGACATGTATTTGGGAAAGTATTTTGAGTACCCGATGATATAAGTGATTGACCACTATTAGAACCACCGCCACCCGTCGCAACTTGTGCATTTACCATTGCATTGCAGTTCAGATAAATTCTAAGCATTGCGTCGACTTTTTTACATAATGGAAATTGCGCAACACTATTTAAAACCCAAGCAGTTGGCACAACAATATAATCTGTCCACACCATGACATTATTAATCACTTGGAAGTTCGCTTTAAATTCAATATTACTTTGCGCGAGTGTTTGTATTCCAGACGCACCGTATAGATTATTTGTTGTTGATGTTGGACCGGGGGCGACGGGTGACGAGTAATCACATACGCGAGCTGATCTATAATACATGCCAGTATTATATGTGCCTACACCCTGTGCGCCAACTATACCCTGATCACCATCATTTGACGGTAATGCGTAAATCATATTATTTGATAGCCCGTTGCCACCATAACCCCCCGCTGTACCTACTGCACCAAGAAAATTACTTGTTAAAGCTGGATATACACCAGCTGTTGTTGTTGTTTGTACTGCACTATTATATCGCAAACTTTCAGAATTATCTACCTTTGTACCAATTAAAGTACTCATGCCATATTGCGCGAGTTCATCTTGGCTCATTTGACTTAATAGACGCAATGTTGCCCACACGTTTGTATATGGCTGTAACATTTCTACAGTTTTACCATTTATAGATAATTCAATTTGATGTATTAATTGAGCACTATTGAATTTTAATACCACGTTCTGAAAATATGATAAATTCGCAGTCAAAGCAAGTGGTGTATTTGTTCCAGGTGCGGTATAAGCGGCAGTATACACAATCGGAATTGTTATATAGCTACGTGATAAATCGACCAATCTACTAGAATTGAAGATAGATGATAAATCAAAATTCACAAGACAGCTCCCACCTGATGAGTACACTCCTGAATTTATGTCATTGACGAAATTCCAGGCTTCACTCGTAAAAACTTCTGTGTCATCTACCGATTGTGGCATATTTGATTTTGCAAGTTGGTACTTATCCGTTGACATTGTATATATTATAAGCAATATATTAATTTTCCTTGTTTTTTATTATGAATTTTTGTATATTATCTAATCCTTCAATTGCTTTTTTTAATTCACGAACTGATAAAATTAATTCAGTTATAGTTTCAAATTTTTCTGAGTTATTTGACACAAATGATTTTATACAATTGTCTTGTATAAAATTTAAGCATTGTTCCAGACTCTCAATATTAAATAACGTTATAATTTGTTTATCCATTATAATATATGTATATATATTATATATATGTCCTTAACTAAAATTTCAGCACTTCAGCGAGCAGATGATGAATATTTATTATTAGAACAACGCCGTTCTGTCGCGTCTACTCCTGCAGGATTAAAACGACAAAACTATAAAAAAATTGATCGGCCAACTGAAGAAACAATTGCACAATATAATCAAGCACATCAAAAGGAACCAGTAATAATGCAAGAAGTAGATATCGACGGCGATAAGTTATTTAACAGCGATGGAACACCAGTTATGAAAAAATATTTATACCATCCGGTTGAAGCACAGCCAGTATTAATTGATCCAATGGAAGGTGTTGAAAATTTTAAAACAACCATACCAATTGAAAAAAGTCCAGGTAAATATAAATTTGATGAAACAACTCGAGCTTTTGCTACTTTAACAGATAGGCAGGCCGAGTACATAGGTATTATAGCCAATATACGAGGAGAGATAGATGCTCTTCCCTCCACGAAAAATATAAAATCAATCATCGAGCATACAAAATCGGAGATAGACGCGCTTATTCTTGAGATAAACACAACACCAGGCGATCAATCTAAAGTAGCAATGTTAGAGACAAAAAACGCAGAAATGGCTACACTAAAACAACAACAAAAACAGAGAAATGCGCTTAAAAAAGAGCTAGCTGACAGAAAAGAAGATAATGACGCGATAAAACAAGAAATAGCCGCGAAACAACACGAGATTACATCTGCAAAAAAACAATACGCTGGAATGGATTATAGAACCTTAGACATTGACGTATTGTTTGGAGAATATGAACGATTAGAAGAATTAATTAAAACAAATAGACAAGAATTGCTTGATATTGGTGTTATAATTGATAATTCGGAAAACGATGATCTCGCAGCCGCACTATTGGAAAAAGAAAATTTAGAAAAAGAAAAATTAAAATTAGAAAATGAGCTGCGATTTGCAAATGACACATATATAGCAATAGATGAACGCAAGAAGGAATATAATACTCAACAACTTGTAAATAAAGCAACAATTGAATCAAATCGAGAAAAAAATAAAATCGCCTTAAAAATATATCAAGATCAATTAAATGCACTGAATTCAGGTGCATTTAAAATGACACAAGAACCATATGAAAGTGATGCTGAATATAAACAAAGACTTATATCGCATTCACAAATTGAAGCACCAGCCGCGGCGTTATATGATGCCAAGGTGTATGCTACAAAGGAGATAAGAAGTAAATTAAAATCCATTATTGATAATCCAACAGTAGTTGATTTAATTGCAAATTCGCTGTCTGATGATGAAAAATATGACGTAATGTCTCATTTTGGTGCATATTCGAAAAAATATAAAGAGATTTTTGGAACATATAACCCATCACAAAGTATTACTGAACTCGTATCATTTTTTAGAAATCCGATCACAGAAACAAGTTTTGAACGCATGAAAGATACTGGCAAATTGGGCGTAAAAATTAAAGAAAGTGTTGTTAAGGCTGAGCCATTATTATTAAATCCATATGAAGAATCTAAATTTGTAATAACCATTGTTAATAATGATGGAAGTGCTATTGGTGGAGCCGATGCCGGTGTTGAAGTCGGTAATATACTAAAAATCGCATACCCAAATCATAGCGACTTTTACATAAAGATTGTTACTACCCATAAAAAAACATTATCTACTGATACTACATACAAAATTTTATATTCTCTCTACGCCACAGAAAATTCATTTATGTTATTGTCGTCCAAGCAGATTAAATATATGCTAGAACGCGATCTAGGATATACCGCAGAGATGATTTACGAATTGAAATCTATTATATTCACTTTTAGTGCATGGAATTCTACTACTACAAATGCGGAGATATTAATAAATAGATTTAACCTCAATGGAAACGACATGATAAAAACAGTAACATTAATAAACAAAGCACTAGGCGCGGAAGAGACAACAGAGACGGGCTGGGGAATTGGCGTAAAAGAAGTACCATCATCGGCAAAGTTTGGTAATATTTCAATAAACGTAAAAAAATTATACTACGATGATATATTGTCAATACGCGATAAAAACGGTTATGCGGTTCCATCTGTAACATCTGTTAAAGTTAGCACAAAATTACGAAATATAATATTAGAATCATTAGAAAATCGACATATAGATTGTGAAAAAATTGAAAAACTAACAAGTGCTGATAAATCCATGTATAAACATTTAATTGTTTTGGCAAAACTACACAAAACCGTTGATTGTGATTTAAATGAACCAATTTCTAAACTAAAAAACGAGTTAACTATACTGGAAGGTGAATTTAATGCAGGGAATGATAATCCAAAATTAATAAAAGACATAAAATCCATCTTACACAAATTACACCAATTTGGCGTTATTACGAAAAATCAAGTTTTAGATTATTTTCGCAATTTAAAAGACTAAACCCATATTTAAATATATACGGCTATTATATATACATGTATCATCCAGTTGAAATAGAGAGATTAAGTGAGGCACAAATTAAAAAAATGGTAAGTGGTCAACCAGTTAGAGTACGTAAAGGAAAAGGCCACATAATACACGCGTCGCCGGAACAGCATAAAAAGATCCATAAAGCACATCTGAAGGGAAAAGGAATAACTATGCAAATGGACCCCTACCAATCCTCACATCATCATTCATTAATTGGAACAGGAATTGTAAGCAGTTTAAAACGAGCATACGGCCATGCCAAAAATGCATATGGACAAGCAAAATCAGCAATTGGGCACGCGTCAAAGTTTTACGGGGAGCATAAAGAAATGCTTGATCCATATGCTGATATACTTAAACGCCAAGCAACACATAAAGTTGAACGTATTGCAAATAAAGCACAGCCATTATTGACGCGCCATTTGGGAGAGATTGGAACACATCTAGGAGAAGACGCACGAGCCGCAGCATTGCATAATATAAATACTTTTGGAGAACCCGCACATAATGAAGAATCGCCAATTTATCCAGCAATTGAATCAGCACAAGATATTGAAGAAACATTGGGCGGAAGATTAAAACATACGCGCCGACATATGCGCCGACATATTGGCCACGGTATGGATGGCGGTGGTATGAGCGGTTATGGCATGATTGGATATGGTAAACCGAATATTATTACTAAAGTCGCCAAGTTAGCAAAAACAGGATTTAATACAGTAACAAAAAAAGCAATGGATTATGCAAAATCACCAGCAGGACGAGCACTAATACAACGAGGCCTAGAGACTGGCGTGTCACTTGCTATGGGTGCTGGTATTAAAAAACATCATCGCCGACATCGTGGTGGTGCATTATTACCCGCCGGGGGTGCTCTATTAGCTGCCGGTAGTAGTTATCTATAATAATTATATACCGCATAATATATATATGCGTGCATTGTCTAATAAGGAATTGGCAAAAATATTAAAAATGTACAATTGTAAAATTAATGATATTTGTTGTAAAGATAATATAACAAACTTAAACGACGGATGGACAATTGTAAATATGGATAATGGTGGCGGTGGCGGGACACATTGGGTATGTTTTTATAAAGGCAAGCATAATATATATTTTGATAGTTTCGGCATAGTTGCTCCGGTGGAAATTGAAAATATTATAAAACCATATACAATGTCGAAAATAGATATTCAAAATATTAATAGTGGTTCTTGTGGTTGGTTTTGCATGTTTTTAATTTTTTATATGAGCAAACAAGATAATAGCATATTAAATTATAATCATTTTCTTAAGCTGTTTTCAAATAATACTGGTAACAACGAAATACAATTATATAATTTTTTCATAGGGGTATAAATCCAGTAAAGTTATGTGAATATCGTGTGTAATTATTTTCATTCATCCGAATTATAAAAAAGTTTAAAGGTTTGGAAACAGCCGATAAATAAGCATTTTTTAAACCGTCAATTGGTATATTTGAGACATTGGATGTTTTTAATATATGAGTGATACTATTCATATCATGTAATTTAAACAATATCCATACATTAGTATTTCTCCGAATTTGCAATGGAATGTCAATAATATTTTGGCTTAAGTTTATAATAGTGTAGTGAAATTTCCGACCAGCATTAAACCAATGCATTATGATTTTTTTATACTTGTTCTCTAAATTAATCCAATCATCGAAAACAATAAGTTTGGGGGTTTTGTCGCTAATATCTAAATCATCTAATTTTGGTAATTCATTCACGTCATCGATCAAATCAACGTCCATGTGTTTTTTCAAATATTCGTATAATGGCTCTTTTGTACTACCACCAGAAAATATAGTTATCGAAAAAAACTTACCACTCGTTTTATCAATGTATGATAATAATGCATTTGTTTTTCCACTACCAGAAGGACCAATTATACTAATCAGCGAATTACTTTTTATGTATGTTTTCTTAAATGTTGGATCACTTGTCGACTCATCTTTGACTTTCGCTATATTATACCAGTTTTCAACATCATTTTTTTTATTAATAATCATATTAATATAATCATATATAATTATATTAATATGTCGGTTGCATTTCCCCCAAGTGAGAATTTTAATACTATATACTATAATAAATCATTTTTTTTTTTCAATAACAATGAGATTACATTGTCTTATTTAAATGCCAATTATCTTCATTCTATTGGCGTGGCATTATCTACAGCAACTATAACAACATTTACTGGAGCTGTTAGCATTACTGGCTTACTTACATTATCTGGCGGTATTAGTTTAACTGGGGCAGTGGTCCTTGATAGTTTAGTGGTCAATGGCATATCTAGTTTTATCGGCCAATCTACGTTCACATTGCCCCCAATATTGCCAGCTGGTTATCAACTTATTACAAATGGTACGCAAACTTTAAGCGGTTCAAAAACATTTTCAACAAATTTAACAACATATGGAATCAGTGATGTTTTGTTAATTTCATCACCTATAATAACCGCATCGACTTCTTGTTTTTCTCCTTATTTTAGTGCATCTAACTCATTAGGAACAACGCTATTATATGCGACTACGATAACTGGATTATTACAAACAACCTCATTAAATGTATCAAATAACGCAATAATAACCGGAACATTGACGGGAAATAATACAACAATTATCAATAGTACATTGAATGTCACGGGAATTACTACAACTAACGCAACAAATATTCAAGGAGTTTTAACAGTAGGTACTATTAATAATATTGCACAAACGATCCCATTAGTTATTTATTCTGGCGCTGTACCATTACCGACATCTGGCACCGGTGGCAATGCTGGTTTAATGCTTGGTTGGAATAGTACGGGTGGAGGGGGAGAATGTGATTTTATTTCAATGGGTCAAGGTGGCATGGGTGGATTTAATTTTTATACAGTTAATAGTGCTGTTTTGCCATGTAATCTATTAATTAGTTTAAATCCAACAAGCATGACGCTAAATGCGCCATTTAATCCAACATCCACCACCACGTTTAATTCATATCATCCAACTACGACACTTGGTAGCAATATATCGACAAATACTTCTCAATATGCTACTGTAGGTTATGTTAATACAACTGCTGGAAGTTCGGCATTACTGGCATCAAATAATATATGGACTGGCCAAAATAATTTCTACAATACGGCAAAATATATCAATACTGGTTCAGCCGTTGGTCCTGTTGCGGTTGGTTGTGGTGGAGGTGCAAATAATAATATAATTATTGGAGATTCGGCAAGTTTAACCACATCCACCGGCACATCTATAGCGATTGGTTTTTTTTCGCAGTATAATTCAATAGCATCTAATAATATAAGTATTGGTCAAAATTGTTTAAGTAGTATGACAACTGGTACGGCAAATATTAGTATTGGTTCAACTTCAGGTACAGTTATTACAACTGGTCAATCAAATGTAGCACTTGGGAATAATGCGTGGGGAACTGGGGGCAATAATTGGAGTTTTTGCACGAGTATTGGATATAATTCACAACCAACAGGGAATAATCAAGTTGTTCTCGGAACTGGCGCAGAGACTGTCGTGTGTCCAAATAATATAAATTGTGCGGGTATATTTACATTTACTGGCACTGGATCAACGCGCGATTATATATATAATATTCCTTCGTTAACAACAACAACCACATTCTCAAATATAGTGCGCTATTTAACATTTACACCAGCTGTAACCGGGTTTGGGTTAATTATGCCACTCCCATCATCAATAAATTATGGACAAACATTTGTTATTAGGCGTTTGCAGACAGGAGGAGGAGGAACGACCGCACTTTCTGCAGGTTCTTTTGCGGCAGTTTGGCTTTTAAATAATGCAACATCAGCAACAACAGTTATAAATATTACTACCGTGTGGCAATTTACTTTTTTCTCAAATGGAACATATTATATACAAACTGCGTAATTAATATATAGTATAATTGTATATATGGACTTAGTGGTATTTAAAAACTCACTTGCTGAATTTGTTAATGAAGCACAATTAATAAAAGATGTATGTGACAAAATTCGATTAATCCCCAATTTTGTTAATTTGCGTTTCGATGTTGAATTAACGAAATATGTCGCAAATATAGTTGAAAACTCGTTTGACAAAAAAACGGAAGCTGAAAAAAATAACACAATAAAACAAATTCTTATATTGATTTACAACTACGATGTAAACGAAATATTGACAATTGATAAGCATATTATATTCCTAGCACAAAATAAAAAAATCAAAAAAAAAGGTCGATTATCGACTGCGTATATAAAAACTGGCAACTGGTTTCTAAAAAAAATTTCATGAATTTCTCAACCATCAGATATGCACCAATACCACATATTAATGATGTGAACACGGTTATTACAAAAATTTTATTAAGTCATGCAATTCATAGTAAGTTGGTAATTTTTTTAATATTATTTTTTATTTAAATATATAACCCGTTTATATATATATATGTCATTCAGTATAATATTAAATTCATCCAATGTTGTTGGGTCAAATAATTCATCGTTTAATTATAAATTCATTGGTGGTGGTTTTAAAATTCCGCCAAAAAGTAAAATGTGTATTAGTACTGCTACGATTCCATATAGTTGGTTTAACGTCAATCAACAATCATATAATAACGCAGTATTTAGTATATCATATCCAATAGTCGGCGGTGCAGCATATACGACATCTGTTATTACGCTCGTAAATGGTTTTTATCAAGTGTCGGATATGAATACATACATCCAAAAATTTTGTATATCACTCGGTTTATTTTTGGTTTCAACTACTGCCGGTGGTCCAAATTTATATTTTTACCAAATAGCGACAAATATCACATATTATAGCAATCAAGTATTAACTTTTTTAATCCCGTCTACCTCGACAAATTTATCAACACTGTATCCAGGTTATCGCGTTCCAGCTCTTGCAACAGAGGGCGTAGCATGGTATTACGGAGCAGGACCGACATATTATACAACTGCCGCGCCTGTTACTGGAACATTTAATATATTATCGACATCTCCAGCATTTGGAACACTTATAGGTTATGCAGTTGGTGTTTATCCGCCAACACCAATAGCAAGTAATATTGCAAATTATAACACACTTGGATCAATTACGCCGAATTTAACCCCCGTAAACTCGCTTATTATGCGTTGTTCATTGGTTTTTAATAACGTCACGGTGCCATCTGATATATTGGATGCTATTCCTATTACAAACGCCACATTTGGTGCGAATATAAATTATTCAACATCATGGGAAAAATGGGTGGATATTGGTTCTGGGCTATTTAATCAAATTTCATTTTCTCTACAGGATCAAAATTTTAATCCAATACCCGCAAATGATAGCAATATTCTTATAAGTATATTTATACAATGTGGTACTGAAAAACAATATTTATCATATTCTGATACGTCGATGGTGTCATAAATTAATATATAACATAATTGTATATAACATGGTTCACAATTTTCACGGATTACCCAAACATAAACAATTAATGCTCACTCATCGTAAAAAAGTTCCGCACATTGCACATAAACGTAAACATTCAGCATCACATTCATCTTATGGTAGTGGTGCACACGTATTAAAAGATTATGATGGAGAAGGTGTAAGATCACAATCACATAGAAGAAAATTAGCACCACTTAAATTCATAAGATAACTACCACAATATATTATCTACAAACCAACCACGCGACCACTTTATATTTAATTCATTAGCTCGATCATAGCTATAGTTAATTATATCAATTTATAATATTATATCAATATATAATATTATTAGACAATGCCCGGTAACGATCCGGGAATTTCCCAAGTAAAGATTTTTTATGTCAGTCTCGAAATGTTATACAATTTAACTACATCGTCATAATAGTAATATATATTATTTTTGTGAGTTTGGAATTTGGATTTTTTGGGGGGTGAAAATATTTACGCAGGTGATTTTTGGGGGGTGAAAATATTTACGGAAATTTGAATTTGCGGAATTGATATTTGGGGGGGTGAGAATTGTCTAATTTACGTAGGTGATTTTTTGGGGGTGAAAATATTTACGCAGGTGATTTTTTGGGGGTGAAAATATTTACGGATGATTTTTTGGGGGTGAAAATATTTATGGGGGGTGAGAATTGCAAAATTGATATTCGGGGGGGTGAGAATTGTCTAAAAAAATTTGCGCAGGTGACTAGAGGGCAAAATTGATATTCGGGGGGGTGAGAATTGTC